TGTTTTGTTTTGTGGGCTTAAGAATTCTTTAAGCCTGCTTTTTATTGATGAATATTGGGCAGCGTTGATTGGTGGGCCACTTGGTCCAACTGGAGTAGGGTGGGTTTCGGCTGCAAGTGCGTCACATAACTCTTCTAATAAACCAAGAAGCGTATCCCCTAAAACTACAGGTTCTACGGCGTCTAGTCCTAAATATATTTCAGGGCTATTTATTATTGTTTCACCTCCACTATCAACATTAAACGTTCCATTGGTGGATATTCCAACAGTTTCGTTTCCTATAATTAAAATTGCGTCTTCTTTTGCATTAAACAATAATCTGTCTGAATTTATAATTACCTGTTTTCCTGCATATTTATTTGGGCTGTCTGGTTTATACGCCATAATTTATCTCCTATGTTAAAAAGTCCCAAGTCGGATGGCTTCTAGGTACTCTAGAGAACATTCCTTGTCCAGGTTGGTATTCCCAATGCCAACGTTCTTTTGCAACTGTTCTTATAAAACCATATTGGTGCATGTTTGCTACAATCCACCTCCATGTTTTAGATGTTTCTTCATAACCCTTAAAGTCTGGATCTCTTTTTGGATGTCCCCACCTTTTACCCATATCTGTATTTATATCAAATGCTTTACCATTTTGGTGGTTTGAATGTCCTGGTCCAGCAGTTAACGGATCAAAATAGTCTGTTTGTCTTATTTGGTCAGACCAACCATCGTCATTGGTTCCAGCAGGTTTATTTAATCCAGATTTGGTACCGGCGTATTTTTTATCGGCATTTCTTCGCCTAAGGGTCATTTGCCCATCACCACCAAATCCTTGTCCAGAGTAAGCTTCCATGGGTCTAAATCCACTGTTGACCTTAATTGTTATTCCGTCTTTTGTTGCTGCTTGTTTTACGGTTAATATTTTATCTGCAAATGCTTTGTTTACAATTTTACCGTCGATAACTACACAAGTTATTGTTTCAGTAAATTTACCTCTTCTATATGCGTCATATTCTCCAGCTTCTTGTAGTTCCTCAACAGCTTCTTGTATGTCTTCATCTGCCTCTACCTCTGTTTCTGATACCGGACCTTGGTCGTCTTCTCCATTTTCAGCACCTCCACCTCCAGCAGCAGGTTGTGATTCTGCATTTCCACCACTAGTTGCGCCTCCACCAGTTGGAATTTCAGCAGCATCTGGTCCTGCAACCGCCTCTCTTTCTGCTTCTTTTGCGCTTTCGTATGCTTGTCCATAAGAATCTGCCAATTTAGAGGCTACGTCTATTGGAATACTTTGACCCGACATCATCCATATTCCTGCAGAATCTTCATTTATACTTTCTATATGATAACCACTGTCGGTTGTTGAGTGACCAGTTGATAATATAGTTATAGGATCTCCATCAATACCATCCTTTGACCAATCATTTTCGGTTTTAGGTTCAGATACAGTACTACCAAATCTTAAGGATTGGCCAAATCTTCCTTCTAATATTGTGTCTCCTTCATATGGAAAAATCCTGGCTATTGAATCTGGTACAAATGTTTCCCCAAACGGTAAATCATTAACGTCTCCTTTTGCATTACCTGTAAACGTTCTATAGTTCTTATCATCTCCACCAGCTTTATTTATATTATAACTAGCAGCTGGTAATCCGTTTTGATTAACCCCTTGCCATACTCCAACAGGCATACTCATATAGTATTTTTCAGTAGCTGTACTTCTTAGTTGGGCGGCTCTTCCAGCCGCTGCTAGTAATACAACAATTTCTCCCAATAAAGGATACTGCCTTAGGTTTGGAAATAGTGGATTATACCAACTACAACTATCTCCAGAAATACCAAATTCTCTTGGAAAAGCTCGCGCTTGTATACTACCAATTACCCTATATTGGCTTGGGTTAAACGCAGGGTGTGATGGGTCTAATATTATATCAACAACTTCTGCAGATTCTAATAGTCCAGCCTGCGTAGCTTTGGCTGTGTTATTTGCTCCAGTTACTGATGGGTTACTTTTCTTACTTGGTCTTATCCTTGGCATTTTCTTCTTCCCATTTTACGGGTTTTTCAGTTTCTTTTATTGTTTCCATTAATTGTTTTCTTTCGTCATCACTAAGGCTAAAATCTCCGCCTTCAGATTCTGACCTAACAGCTGCTCTTTGTACTATACTTGCCATTTTAACTAGCATATCATCATTCTTAATACCAACGTCCAAGTAGTCTTTTATTAATGGTACCAATATAGTAGCATCGCTTATATTTTTAATTAGCGGATGTAGTTGAGCAATTAAAGAATTTATCTGCTTATCTTTTTTCTTTGAGTTGGTGTGAATCTCTTTTAATAAGTCAGAAAAATTCTTACCTTGAAATATTTCTTCTTCAAACATAATAATTCCCTTTAGTATAAATATCAGATTCCGATAAAAATAGAAAAGGCCCGGGAGTTTATTCCCGAGCCTAATTGATTATGTGTTATTTATACTATTTTTTATTTACAAAAAATTGAGCAATAATAACTAATACTACCAATCCTACAAATCCACCATTACCTAGTGAGTTTACAAGTCCAGTTAGATTAGCAATAACGTCCATTCCAAATACTGTACTGCCTGTTAAGACTGTCCATAAGATTGTTACTGGTAAAACTGCCATCATAATTGATAATAGTCCACCAAAAAATCCATTTACGTATTTAATTACATTTTCCATTTGATTTCTCCTTTTGTTTAATTTGCATTAATAATTGTCGAGAGCATTTACCCATTATTGGGCGTTAATTAAAATTTAAGACCAAACCCTAATGTAAGGTTTGTAGTCTTTTGTGCGGTGTTATAAATCACCTTTGGGTCTACGTATATACTTTTGTGTATAGTAAACATTTTACCTAAACCGATACTTAATGATTCAGTATCTAGTCCGCTTGTTGCAGCATATACAAAATATCCTTTTACAAAGTATCTTGCATGGAAGTCTAATTCCATATCTACTGTTGAGTCTGCTTGAGATACAGATAATCCAACCATTAAGTTGTCCATTACCCCATATCCAACAGTTGGCGCAACTGCCAATTCTGTCCAAGCCACGTTTGCAACGTCACCAGTACCTACGTACCAATCGCCTTTTGTCTGTGCTTGCGTTGCTAAAATAGTTGCGCAAGCCATTACTACTGTTAAAATAATTTTTCTCATAAAATTTCCTCTCTTTGTTTTTGCTTAGTTGAATGCTCTCTTCATTAAGCCTTTATTGAATAACCTCGTGCTATTCATATAACCTTTATTTAATAACCTATTGTTATAACCGAATATAAATATACTTTTTTAATTAAAAAATTTCCCTTCTTGGAATTTTGTGAATTTATCGCTAAAATCTTCCTTTATGACATTCACAACCTTTGTAATGTGTTGTGTTTTGGTGTCAGTCATTTCTCGTATTAGTATATATAATGCTTTTTTGTTAAATATTTCTATGTTTTTTCGTTCTTCAAATAACCTTAATACTGCATAGGCAATCTTTTTATCTCTTTGGGATCTAAATCTTTCTGGTACTACGTTTTGATAATATTCGGGGAATCGTTCCATAAAAACATCTAGATCGTCTCTATAGTCTTGGGTTGCTGACTCTCTACCTAAGTCTCGTTCCCTGTCTATTGCTATAATTGGTTTTTTGGCCTTTAAGTCTCTATAGTTTTTATTATTATTTTGTATCAAATAATTTTTTGCAACTATTGAAAAATAAGAAAAAGCTTTCCCTTTTCCTTCAACAAACTTTGGTAATTTTTCTAGCATAAAGGCTATAACCTCATGTTGAATTTCTCTTGGTCCACCATCAAAATAGTAAAACTTAAACGTGTGTATAATATTTTCTGCCAATTTCATCAAGGGTTTATGTATAAATCCGTTGTATACTTTATTTTTTAATATTTGAGAATCTTCTTTATTATACGCAATGATGGCGCGTTCAGCCTCAAGGGTAAAGTACATCTTAGTTTTCCTTGGCCTGCCCCGTTTAGTTTTTAAGGCTTCTATAGCTGCTAGCCTTCTTTCTTCCTCTAACTCGGCGTAGAATTGCTGGACAGGACTAAGTTTTTTATTTTCCAAAGAGATTCTCCAATTTTTTTATTTCTGCACTTATCATAGTATAAATCGATCCAACCTCGTCATCAGATTCAAACATGTTTTTTGAGTCTAATTCTTTTATATTGAATAATATTTCGCTAAGAGATGTGTAATATGCCATCAACCAATCGTTTGCTTCTTCGTTTGCCTCATCTAATTTATCATTTTTTCTGAATAAGTTGATATTAACGTATATTGATACAACTAATAATATTGATAGTATCCAAATCATTTATTATCCCCAAATAAGTCTTTAAATAAGTCTGCTGCGTTATCATTTGCGTTAGACACTTTGGGTTTTTTGCCATATGGTTTAGGGTTTTTACTAATAGATTCGACAATCTTATTACCAAATTTCCAATTTTCATATTCTATTCTGGAAGCCATGTGATCTGCGTGATGCAGTACTATTGGTAAATTATTCCACAAAGCTTTTTCTTTACCATAAGGTTTAAGGTATGCATCATTTGCTGAGTCATATACTCCATCATGGGTCAGTATAGCTATCATTTCATTTTGCGAAAACTTTATTCCAAAATTTGAAAGCAGCCATATACTCCTATGTGGAACAGTCATATGTTGAATATTAGGGTTAGGATCGTAAATCTTACCTTGATTTTTTCTATGCCATTCACTAGGGTTAGGTACGTAATATTCATTGTCAACGTCTCCGGCTTTACCTAAGTCGTGGTTGAGGGCTGCAAACATTAGTTCTTCGTGAGAATAATTAGATACATGGGATCCCATATCTTTCCACATATTGTATACTTTGTCTGCACACGACATTACTCTTAGTACGTGGTCCACATATCCACCAGCAAAACAGTTGTGAAAATGTTCTATTCCAGACGCTGGAGCCAACATCATAGTTTCGCCTAATTTATTATATAGCTCTAGTAATTTGTTTTTTCTATCGCCTTCAAAATTATCTTCTATTGACTGAATCAATTTATTCCAGTTATCTAGTATTTGTTCTTCTGTTAAATTCATATTATTTACTTATTTTTTTTCCTAGTATTAAAGGGGATCCATCTTCATGTTTACATACGTGAAAGCAATTAGACTTTTCCCTAATTATTAGGGAATTACCTTTGTACGATGGATAATTATTATAAACGTAATCTGTTATTTTTGCTATAGTTTCTTCTGTCATCTTTATTCTCCGTATAAACTAAATTGTTTTGGCGGTTCTGGAGCTTTTTCTACTTGGTTGATAGAATATACTTTTCCATCAAATGCTGCTAGATGGTAATCCCTACAGCCAGTATCTCTAAATACGTATTCTAATCCGTCTGTTAGTGAATCAAGTATTTTATCTGTTCTACCAACAGGTTTCCATCTGTCTCCTGGTGCTACTCTTTCTAGAACTAATGCTTTAATGTCTTCAGTTTTTTTCATATTAATCAAATAGTAATTTCATTTGTTGTTTATCTTTATCTAAATTTTTGTCTTCAATATTGCCAAAGGTTTCCCTAACAGATTTTTCATGGTATCCAATCGCATGCGCCATTCGAACGCATATAACTTTAAACTCACTACAAGTCATGTCGTTTGGAAGCTTTAATTCAATTGATTTTGCTTCTTTTGTTTCGTTACCTCTTTTATATATTAAAAAGTCGTAGTCTTCATCCATATTAAAAATCTCTTAACCGTTATTATTGGTAAATACATTATCCATATAATTGAAAGAAAAAATAATACAAACAAT